CCCTGTGGTTTTGATTGGAGGGTATCCAATTTCTGTTTAAGTTTTGATAAATCCATAAATGTAACTAATTTTAATTATAACTGTTTATATGTAACTAAATATACGAACTAATATTTGGGGAGCCAAATTATAGTTCAATAATTTTGTAAATTTTTGTATTAAGTTGATTTAGATCATTATGTTGGGTAAGTAAAACACAATTTCTATAATGTTGCCAATCTATTTTATAGCTTGTATCAACAACACCACCATTAAGCTTTTTAATAAGTTCATTTAAAGCATTAATAGTATATAAGGTATTAGATTCCTTTTTTCTATGTACTAAAATAGTATTTTCAGGAATTGAATTTAAATTAGTTTGATCAACATTATACGTAACTACATACTCATCTTTTCCTACTATTTCTAGTACAAAAAGTTTATTGTACATAATGTCATATTTAGTTTTTACATCTTCAATTAGTGCATCTAACCCATTTAAATCAGTAAAAGTACAAAATAATTTATTATTCAAATCTCCTAATATTTTGATATCGGATACGATATCATATTCTGTATTATACATATTGGGATTATTCTGTAAAATTGTAGTCATAACCTTCTATTTCTTTAATATTTAATTTATATTTTTTAAATACTTTTCTAATTTTATCTAAAACATCAACTTCTTCATCATTTACATCTAATAAAAACGAATCATATGTGTATAATATTAGTTGCGTCTTGTATTCTCTCAATATACAACATATATCCCACAATATCAACACATTTGTTGATGTTTCTAAATTTTGTAAAATGTAATTAAATAACTTTTGCGGATTCATATTATCCAAGTTTTCTTTTTCATATCTATATCCAGAAACCTTACATTCTACAAATCCATCGCTTTGAAACTTACTCCAAAGTTCTCCTACGTATTTCTCAATTTTTTGAAAGAATTCCAGGCTTTTGTAATTATCAAAAACGCCTCCATAGAGCTGCTTGAAGGTAAGTTCCTTCGATTTTTTATAATCCACTCCATATAAGGACGCAAAATGAGCGTGAATATCAACCCCGGCAAAATCATAATCAATAAGACGAGCAGACAAGCTAGGATGGTAAGCAGAAATATCAATTTCCACAAACCTATTATTACGTGGTATAAAACTTTTTCTACAACCATTTTCTTTATTAAGTGCTGCATAATTTACATTATTAAATTTATTTGAAGGTCTTGTTGTTGTTGTTTTTAAGTTGAACTGAGTGTGGACGTATTCACCGTCAACTGCGTGGAAGTATTCATTGAAGGTTTCATTGTGTATACGTATGCCACTTCTCTCGATAGCGTTGAATACCACGGATACTCTACTGTTAAAGAACTCATCATATTTTGTTTTTTTATTGTTAATATTCGCTTTTAGATCTCTAAAAATTGTCTCACACAATTCATAATGTTTAACAATCGGTATAATTAGGTTTAACTCCGGATTATCTTTGTGTTGTCTATAATATAAATCGTGTGTTTGTGTTGTTGGTCGTATATATGTATGAGGGGGTGGATTTATATCATAAAGAGCTTTGTTTGGAAAATAATGTAATATTTCCTTTTTATCACGACAATACAATATATCAAACTTGTTTAGTAGCTCGTTTATACGCGTGTTTAACGCATTTAAAGATTCACTATGCGTAATACATACCATAAAGCCTTTACTCGCTTCAATTGGTCTAATATACACTAAACTTACGTGATTTAGTACAGGGTGTATTGTATCATTATAAGGTATTACCTCAATGAAAGCCTTTTTATAACCACTATTTATTAAAACATTTAACTGTTCCTCGTTTTCTACAAGCCAGTACATATACCTTTATTTTAACCCCTAATATACGAAATTATTTAGTAACCTCCAAAGATCCTACTAGCATCTGTGTAGTTTTCTCTTTCAGATTCCATTATTGATGTTTCATTTTGATAATTAGACCCACTATTGTTAATTGGAATTAAATATTCATGTTTTAACTTTGTATGTTGGTTTCCAACCATTGGTCCTTTTTCAGAGTGGATATGATAATAGCCTTTGTATAACCTACCGTTAGAAGCTAATTTATATTCATTACCTCCAGTATATAAATTTTCTTGAGGTGTATATTTAAAATATCTATCATATTTACCTTTAAAATAAGACTTAAATCCTAAAAGTTGAAGGTCTGTCTGTATTCTATTTACTGTATTTTTATTTACATTAAATACTTTATTTCTATTACCTGTAATTTCCCATGGAAGTTGGAAAGGGGTATATAATTGCCAGCTTACGTTTGGATCTTCTGTAAGGTATTTTCTATATTCAGTGTTTGAAAGTTCAACATATTTAATGTCATTAATTCTTTTAAGGAAATACCTTTCAAATTCTCCAACTTTATAATCTTCTTCTGTTGGAAATTGGTAATCTTGTAATGGGGTTGATGGTGGTGTTTCACCATCTATAATAGAAGTATTAGTTGCTATATAATACTCATCGTCAATTATATAATAAGTATTAGGTAATACTTCGGTTTCAGGATCATCATCTTGTATAAAAGGATCTGTAGACAATTTAGTTAAAACAAAAATGGGTTTGTCATTAGGGTTTCTTCCACTATAAAATTGATTACCCTGAGCAATAAAATAAGGACCAGTATAAACAAGGTTATCTGTACCATATAGAAATTCACCTCCATTAGTATATAAATCTGTTTCTAATTGTGATTTTGGAAAATACATTATACGAAATTTGTGTTTTTAGTGTTCCATTGTGATTGTGGTAATCCTTTATTATCTGCCTTAGCATTTTTTATAGAGGCTGATGTTACTTTAGTAACATCAAAATGCACACAATCAACATAATTTTTAAAATATCCTCCCCATCTCATTCCTAATGATTTTGCTATTTGGGGTATACCAGATGCTATCCAAGGCTCTCTAACTGATTTAGTATATGTTTTACCTGTAGGATCGATTACATTTAAATCTACTCCGTAAGCATAATTATGTGGTGAATACCCAGCAGTAGCATTAGATGAATTTATTGCTTTTAATTCTATTGATCTTTGATAAGTACGATAAGTAGCATTTATTCTTAAGGTATAACCTGGATATTTTGCATCTAAAATATTAAAAAATTCTCTAAACTTAGCTTGGGTATTAATATTCATTTCTGAAACTAACCAATCTATAGACTGATATTTTCCATAAGTTCTTGTGTCAACAATTTTACCCGCAACTGTTCTTTTATCTAATACTCTTAATTTTTGATTAGGATCTAATGGAGGTATTGGACCTTGTTCTGTGGTAGTATTATCAGGAATAAAGGCTACTTCATTATATTTAATACCTGCAGCTGCCCCTTCTCTACCTGAAATTTTATCCGTAGGAGTAGTTGATATTGTTTTTATTTGAGTTTCCCAATTATTATTACTTACTTTATGATTTACACCTCTAGCAATAAATTTTAATGCTCGGGGGTAATTAGCAGGTAATATTCTAGTATCTATTGTTATTTTATTATAAATGTCAATTCCACCTAACCCATCAATTGTTAAACTTAATTCCATAGGAATAAACCCTTCAGCTGACAATATTCCTTTATCTTTATAATCTAATTTATTTATTTTATCTAAATAAAGTCTAAAAGCATTTTGTCCTTGTTTAGTAAAATCTGGATTTGAATCTAAAAACCACCATTTAGCATTATATGCTTGAACCGTTATTGGTTTACCCGTATATGTTGTTTTAGCAGGGATTACTTTTTTTACTCTTGTATTTTTCCCATCTACTCTTGTGTTTGTAGTAAAACTTCTTTCTTTACTTGTAATAAATTTACCAACTCCAAATTCCCCAGTAGCACCCCCAAAAGCATTAGTTAAATAACTAGAATAATTATCTCCAGCTGATGCTGCTTTAGCAACAATAGTTACTGATGGGTCTCCTGTAATTTCTGCAAGTCTAGCTGTGTTTTTTGTTTTTTGGGCACTTGTTTTTTTAAATTGCTTTTTATAAGCTGTAACTGCTAAAGCTTGTAATGCTTGTTGTTCTGCTTCTTTTTGCCTATTTCCACCTCTTGAAATATCTATACCCTCTTTCCCATACCCAAAATGTGGAACCTTAACACCATTATAAGTAAAGGAATATCCTTGATAGTTATTATAATCAGCACTACCATCTTTTACTTGTTTTTTAAAAGAATCTATTATATCCTTATCTTCTATAGAAATTGGGTTATCTGAACCCGATTCAGTAGTTGTTAATTCATTAAGCCCATTAGGGTTATCTTCAAATTTTTCTGAAAATCGATTAGTTAATCCTATATTCCAATTATCAAATGGGATTGTATTTATATCTTTAGTAGTAGAATCCCCATTTGAATCACTAAGTACTATCATAGATGCTAAATCTGGGGTAATTTTTGTTTGAAAACTAAAATCTTTAACAAAAGTTGAACTACCTTGGTTATAACCATATACTATAAATGGAGTTTGAGGAACTAATGGGTGGATAGCATCAAATCCTTTTATAGGATTTTGTTCTAAAAAATAAATAACCCTATTATCTTTAATAGCAGGTTCTATATTAGTAACAAATCCTGTAGATTCATTTATAGCATCACATAAAGTTTGCAAAAATTTAAACACACTAAGTCTTTTTTTATCATCTAAGTTACTACTTAAAGCATTTGAAAGAAAATTTAAGTTAAAATAGCAATTCATTATTTGACCGTAAAAAACTTTGTTTTGTTCAATTGCAAACGGTTTTAACTGTTTATTAAAATTTTCAATTACCCCTTGAGTTGTTTTTTTTAAATAAATTTCTTCTAATATAGGGGCGAAAATTACTTTACTTGGTGCTAAAGGTATTAAATTTACCTCATAAGCACATTTATTAAATACAGAATTTGTATCAAAACTTAATAAAGGTTCTGATGTAGTGTTGCCATTTTTTACATTAGGGATAGAAATTATTTCTATTTTTTCTAAAAGCTTTGCAAAACTTATATAATATGATGATTCCTTAGGGATTTTTTTTCTATTTTGGGGCACCCCATTACCTGTTGATCCTGCTAAATTAGGTAAATAACAATAATCTCTATCCTTAAAAGGAAAATCTAAAATAGTAGTTGCTATAAATTGGTTTAATAAATCAGAACCCGCATTATTTAATATAGTATTTTCTGTTTGAGATTCTTCAGTAGTCTTTATATCAAGTTTTTTTGTTAAATCTCCTTTTAATTCTTCTAAAATTGTAGGTGTTAAGGATGTTGTAGGCACATTCATCGTTAAGGATTCAATAACACTACCAATTGTTGTTAAATTTAAAGTAATATCATAAGTATTATCTTTATTTAATTTCCAAGTAAAATTAGATACTATACCAAAAAACCCTTCATAATTTCCTTTATACTTATTTTTATATTCTTTAATTTTATTATAAATTGTTTCTTGAGCTATACTTTGGGAAGAAAACCAATCATTTTCAACTACAGTATTACCTACATTGTCAATAGTTACTTTATCATCACTTAAATTATTATCTTTTATTGATTCAATTTTACTAACATACTTATCCCAACCATATTCTAATATTACCATAAAACCTAATCTTAGGTAAAGTAATTCTATTAAACCAAATTGAAATTTATTATATGCTTTAATATTAACAGTAGCTTTTTTAATTGAGCCTCTATTTAAACAATCAACGCTTATATCTGTTATACCTGGTATGGGTTTTAATCCTTGTTCATTACCTCCTAAACCCCCGTACATTTTATCTATACTATTTATTAAAGTATTATCATTTCTTACACCACTCCTTGAAACATAAGATTTTGAAGCCTTATCAAATCTTTGGGTAGTATTAAATAATACTAAATTTTCAGCTAAACCAGAACCTTTTAAATTTTGTATTTCAGGTTCAGTAATATAATTACTCCCTTGAACTTTTCCTAAATCTCTTAATTTTTGTAAACCTTCTGTATTTACTGATACTCCTGAAGCTAGTTTTATCCAAGCATTTCTATTATTTAAATAATTTAATACTTTATTGCCTCTTTTAACGTTATTTTCTGGGTTTCCAGCACCATGAATTAATTGACGATACTTTATTTGTTCATCAATTTGGGGATCAATATTTTGTCCTAGAAGATTTCCTGCCGCCATAACTATTGTGTATTAAGATTGTCATATTGAGCTATAATTCCAGAAATATTACTAGGTATTCTAATTTGTATTCCTAAAGGTGGATATATTGAATTTTGAGGTAATTGTGGATTAGCAATAGAAATTATCCACCATAAGTTAGAATCAGAATAATAAGTTTGAGCTAAAATATCAAATCTATCTCCTTCATCAGTATAAACGTAAACGTCATTAAAACTTAAAGGAATGTTTGGATATTTTGTTGTTGAATAATATCTTTTTCCTTTATCTGTATTATCAATAGGTATGTTTGTATATCTTCCCATTATGAATCATAATTATTATTAGTAGTTGAATTTTTTCCATCTGCTAAAGCAATATATCTTTGATTTCCAAATGTGCTTACTTTTGAAACATTATCTTTTCCATATTTATTCTTTTGTATACTAGGTACAAAATCGTGTATAGGTGTAAAGTTAAATCCTGATACCTTAATTATCATAGGTAATTCTTTTACTGATTTATCACTATTTAAACCGGATTCATCTATAGTATTATTTTCTGAAATTCCTATTTCCCATGGTGATTCCATAGGTATACTATAATTAATTCCATTTAATATTCCAACTTGTTCATAAAGATACCCCCCAACAGTTAGGGTAATTAAATTACCTCTCATATACCCATTATCTGAATAATCAGGAGCTAAAGATGAAGCTAAATAATTTAATTTTTGGTACATAGGAATTAATTCTTGTTTTGATTGGGCTGCTACAGTCCATGATAAACTAATTGATCTATTAAATCCTTGATAATTATAAAGGTTTTCTGCTCTACCTGCAAATTTTTGGGATGACCACTCAGATGAATAACTATCTTCCATACCATCTAAAAAGGCTCTAAAATGAAGATATTGTTTAAATTCTGGGTTGTCATTATCTATTATCCCTATTCTAAATTTACATAAATCATTTGTAGGATATTCAAAGCTATTTTTTTTAGAATTTTCACTTCTATAAATTGATAAAGCATTTATTTTATCTAAAGCACCATCTTCACTACCAGCTGAAAAGCTTGTCCTATTAAATTGTCTTCCAGGGGTACCTAAATTAACTCTACTATCTAAACCATCTGTAGTATAATTTATAGATTTTGTTGAACCAGTATATTTTGTTCTAGTTCTAAAATCTTGTTTTATAGTTGCGGAACTATATATACTATTTGCTCCACCACCATTAACTTCATTAGATGATCCTGTTACAATTTGACTTAAATTACCAGTAGTAGAACTAAAAGAATTTTGTAATTGATTATAATCTAAAGTTCGATCTAAACCTGCTACATTATTTGCACTAAATGAACCTGTTTGAAAAACGCTTTTATTAAGCCCATTCATTTGGGTACCATTATTACCGTCATTAGTGGTTTTTATATTACCACCCGCTAAAAGACTAACACCTGTAATATTTTGGTAAATACCAGTTATGGATTTTGCTGATCCTGATGCTAAATTTCCAAAATATGTTCCACCTCTAAAACTATAAGGGGATGGACCTACTTGTTTTTTACCAAATACCCCATAATTAAACCCAAAATCAGTATCATCAGATACTCCTGTATTATAAAACCCACTTTGACCTAAAAATACATTATTTCTTCCAGTTCTAAATTCATTAGAAGCTAGTTTTATATTAGTATTCCCTACCCCTAATGTAGAACCAGGTCCACCTGAGTAAGAATATAAATTGATAGGGTCTATTGGAGTTTGATTAATTTTATCTTTTAAAAAGCTAATTAATCTACTTCCTTCATTTTGAGTAATTAAAGTTGAATTGATACCTAAATCACTTGCCCAATTTTGTCTTTCATTTTGGGCTGATGTGTTTAAATAAATTGGTTGGGATAGAGTAGGTACAGCACTCCCACTAGGGGACACAATATTAGTATTAGCAAAAGGATTAACTCCTTGTTTTAATAAGTGTACTCCAAAAGCATTACCCGCTGTTTGTGCTAAAGTAGAAGTAGGTAAATAAACTCCTTCATTAAATGGTATTTTATTATCTCCAAATGTAGCATTAATATTTACTCCAGATCGAGATAACCCTTCTTGTTTTACAGTAAATAATAAACCATTAGGAGATTTAAAATCAAAAAACATTTTAGTTAATCTAGACACATCATCAAATACTCTTCCTGGGGTTAATGATCCTCCTCTTAATAAAAAGTCAGTATCACCTAAACCAGGAGATTTACCATCGGGTATAGATTTTTTGATATAGGGTTGTCCACTATTTGCACCACCACGTCTATCACTTCCATACCTTAAGGATTTAAGATCGGTTGTTAGATTAACTAAAGCCATATTTTATTTAAGATGCGTTACCTGTGGTATCTACTGCTCTTGGTGTATCAGAAATAGTATCTATGTAAGTACCCATTTCAAATGAATTATTAATTGGAATAGCACCACTTTGTAATGGAGCTGTTGGTTGTTTTCCTTTTAATGGAGACATTGTAGTACCTGTTGTTTCTAATTTGTTTAGTAAAGGCATAATTTTAATTTTTAATTGTTAAACATTTATTATAAATATTATTACTGTATGGAGAATGCACTCATTCCTGCTACCGTACCAACTTCAATTGAATCCATTTCTACTTTAGGGGCAGGTTTATTTATTAAAGCTTCTAATAAGGCATTTGTTTTTTTAGCTTCTGAATTATTAGGCATTTGTACAGAACCTGCTGGTCCAGATACAACATCGTTTCCTTTGGGGAATAAATTTGTACCTGCTATAACCGTATCTTTATTATTTAATGCTATTGCTCCTTCTGGGCCCATTAATGTTCTGCTACCATACCCTGATGTATTAGCTCCTGGGGACATTACATCATCTCCTTTTGCAACACTCATTAAATATGCTATACCTCCGGCAGCTGCTGCTAATGCAACTATTGTTCCAATACCTAAAGTAGATGCAGATACACCTACTAAAGCTGCTGCTGCAATCGCTGTTTGAATAGCTAATCTAGCTCCTAACATTATAATAGTACCAACTTGTGCCGCTTTTTCTGCAATTAAAGTTCCTAAATTTATTTTACTAGTTACTGCTATACCAGTGGTAATTGCTGATTTTATACCTAAAAATACATTACTTAATTTAGTTGCTATATTTTCCTTTAATGTTAGTAAATAATTCCCCTCTGATACAGCTAATATGGCATTTTCTAATCCTAATTTTACCTTAGCATATATGTTACTTGCTTTTTCCATGCCTAAATTATATGTCTTTATAGCTTTTTCTTTTAATATAGTGGCTAATGAGTTTTGATCATATAAAGCTTTCATTTTCTTTATTCTCAAAATACTATTTCCGGTTAAGGCATTTCTACTTTCTACTATTCCTTTTTCTGTTTCTGTAATTAAACCTAGTTTAGAGGCAACATTTGTTAATACTTGTTGTCGGTATGTTTGATTACCTAGAAATTTAATAATTTTCATAGCCGCAGCTATACTTCCTAATACTTTCAAGAAAGTCATAGATTCAGAAATTAAATTAGCCATAAACCCAACTGCTGCCATTATTGGTTCAACTATAGGAATTAAGACAGCTGCAACTTGTACAAATAATTCTTTCATTTTTGCTACAGAAGCTGTAAATTGGGATTGTATTCCTTCTGAATGTAAGGATTGTGCTAATCTTTTATCCCCTAATTTAGTTGCTATTTCTTCTTGTGATAAACCTTCTGCTTTTAATCTATTATAAGCAGCCTGCGTATCCGCATCTTTACCTCCTAATTTAGCTAATATTTCTTTAGATTGTAGAGATTTTGCTAAATCTTCTTTACTCATTCCTACAGCTTTAGCTAATGCTTCCTGCTGTATTCTGTTCATAGCAGTAAATTCAGCTGCGGATCCTGCTTGTTTTGCAATTTCCTCTGCTACTGTTGCTAGGTCATTATTTAAAGCTGCGGTTCTTGCTTTTTCTAGATTAAGATTTTTACCAATTAATAATTCTGCTTCTAACTCACTAGAAATAGATTGTTCAAAATTCATTAAGCTATTAGCTATACCGTCTACATTTGATAATTCCATACCAAACTGCTTAGCAGTTTGAACTGCTTCGGCTAATGCAATAGGATTATTACCCATGCTTAATTGTATACTACTAGATAATTTTGCTACTTCTTGTAAAATTGATTTTTCTGTAATTGCTGTTTTATTAGCAGCATTCATAGCTACAGATTGACCCATTACATTGGCGGCTATTTCTTTTGATGTTTTACCAGTTAATAAACCAAGTTTTGCGATTTCACCACCAGTTTCGGCACTTAATCCTAATTGGGTTGTTAACTCTGTTTGAGTTTGTAACATCTCACTAGTAAACATTGCATTAGTTCCAAGGGCTTTAGATAATTCTATTTGAGAATTCGCAATACCTTCAGTAGTAACAAATATATTATTTGAATCTTGTGCAATTTGAGAAAATTGTGAATTCATCCCAGCAGCTTCATGGAAGCTTATTCCTAGGTTTTTTGCAACTTTTTCTGTTGTGGCATCTAAGGATAGAAAGGCATCAACTACAAAACCTATAGCAAGTTCCATTAACCTCATTGGGGTTACTGTATCTTTTAGATTTAATTTCAGTAGTTTTGATGCTGTGCCCGATTTATCAAGTTTATCTAATAGGTTAGCACCTCCTTCTCCAAGTAAAGTTAATAAAGATTTTTGTTTTTGTTTTTCTATATTTGATAGAGATAGGGTATTAAGAGTGTCTTCTTGTACAGAAAATTGAGATTGAAGTTGTTTAATATTCTCTTCATTTATTTTTATACCATTTGCTGTAAGAATATTTTGTTGGCGTGCAATTGTTTTTTTCCTAGTTGCAATTTTTTCTAATTCTTTTTGTATTTTTGCTTCAACATTAACACCTTTACTTATTTGATCTTGGAGTTTTGTTATCTCTTTTAAAGAGCTAGCATTTTGCTTTATAGCATTATTAAGGTTTGTAGAAAATTTATTACTTAATTCTTTAGTTTGTTTACTAGCACCTTCTAATTGACCTGTAACTTCATTTTTTATTTTTTGGCCTATTGAAAGAAAGGCATCTTCTAAATACCCTAATTCTTCATTGAGGGCTTTAGCTGCTAATTTTGCTTCTTCAATTTCCTTAAGACTCGCCATTATAATTAGATTTTATTATAAATATGAAAAAGAGTAACTATTTGTAGCTACTCTTTCCTTCATATGCTTTAGAAGCTTGTTTAAATTGAGGGGTATTAATTTTTCCTTCTGAGTTTACTAGTGATGTTTTACCGGCAGATTGTTCTTTTTTCATAGCAGCTTGTTCCGCTTCATAAAAATCATTTATTTCTTTAAATGTAAATTTACGTAGCCATATAGGCATATTATAAATAGTATTATAATCATACCCACCTTTACCGTGAAAAATTATTTCGTGGATTTGTTTAAATATATTTAATCTAATTTGAGGTGCTGTCTCCAAAGTCAGGCCAAAAAAAGTTAAGCCCAATAGGCACAACTACCTCCTCTCCTGAATCTAGAATTACATTAAGATCTACATCAGGTGATGTTTCACTTATATGTTTTCTAAATGCTCTAGCATCACGTGCTAAAAAATAGGTATCTACAAATTCTCTAATATCTTTAGCTTCAGTTTCTCCATTAACCGAGGTTAGTACATATTTTAATCTAGTAGAAGCATCAGGTGATGAATTTTTATTTAATTTTTTAAGTCCCTTTAATTCTCTTTCAATTTTAGATTCATCATGACCCGTTAGTAATTTATATGTAATTTTTGTATCACTATAAGGTAAGGTAAAAGCAAATTCATTTTTACCTTCAATCATAGTAGAATTATCAAATTTCTTATTTTCTAATTCTGAAAGATCAATTGTTTCTGTTCTTCCGTTGACTATTGTTTTATAATCGGATCCATATCCTAAAATACGAGTAGCAATTAAAATTGCATTTTTATCACCTACAATTAGATCTTTTAAATCTATTTTAGAAATAATTACTGATTCTAATAACTTATCTAGTACATTACCTTTTTCTATATATGCTTGGTTAGATAAAATATCTTCTTCCTTAGCAGTCATATACTTAATTTCTACTTTACCGCTTGATAAAGGGTTGTCTTTTGAATATACTAAACCCTTAGAGGGTAATTCTATTTCTTCTGTTGGGAATTTAAATTCAGCCATAATCTTTATTTAGTTAAAACGTTTTTATCGTTGATACATATTAAGATAAAAAAAAGCTTGACCGAAGCCAAGCTATTTTTCAAATTAGGGGTGGGTAAAATTTTTAGAAATTTAATACACAATAATCTGGTTGTACAGTCATTGTAATTTCTTGAGCAGCATTTTCAGTATCCCAATTATAATCTCCAAATGAAGCTTCTGTGATTAATGCTCCTTTGATAATCCATTCTGAAATGATATCACCTACAGGTCCTAGTACGTTAATTGTAAGATCTTTTTTATAGAAATCACTATAACCATCTCTACCAGTTACTGATTCGTGATGTAATCTAACCCATTCCATTACTGATTGTGCACCAGATGGAGTAATTGGGTCAAATAGTGTAAACTGAATTGTTCCCCAAGTTGTTTTACCTTTTACAAAACGTTGAACGTTAATATGATTTAAAGGTACTGTTCCTTGTGATACGGTTACAGCTCCTACACCTTTCATAATGTAAGCTGGGAATCCATCTACAAAAGCGATAAATCTATTCTTTTGTTTTGGCTCGAAAGCTGTGAAAAATATTTCGTTTGGGTTTAATACTGCCATTTTATTATCTTATTTTATTATAAATATTTATCTTTTTAGTTTTTATGCTGGAAATGTTGCTCCAGTTGGTAATACATTGAAATCTAGTAAAATAAATTCAGCTGTTTTAGTTGGTTGTAGGAATATTTGTCCAATCAACTCATTTCTATCTATAACATCTGGTGTGTTATTACTTTCATCCATTACTACCTTAAAGGCATATAATCCCTGTCTTTGTTGTACTGATTCTAAATAAGGATTAACTTGCGTTAAGAAATTTTGTCTTGTCGCTATTGTATTTTGTTCAAATACTAAGTTATCAGCAATTTGAGAAATATAATCTTTAAGTACAATTAACAATCTACGTACATTTACTCTATCTAATGCAGAAGCTGCTTTTTGTAATGTTTTTTGACCAAATACTACTACTCCTTGATTAGGGAATGTAGCTATTGGGTTAACATTTGCTTCATACAAAGTATTTCTATTTCCTGATGTTAATTTTCTTTCAGCTCTAACAACTTGTCCCATTCCTCCTCTAGTAATACCTGCTGGTGCAAACCATGGGTCTGCTGACGCATCTGTAAATGCATATACACCTGGTATAAATGTAGAAGCTGGTATGTAAACTAATTCTCCACTGTTTGGGTCAATAGTTTGTAACCAAGGCCAATATGTTGCTGCGTAACTAGTATCTAAACCTCCAGCCTGTTGGTTTACAACAGTAATTGAAGCATTATAAGGTACCATATCTACTACTGCTATTGAGTCTCCTCTAGCAATAGTATTATTAATTAAACTAGTTAAAGGTGCTGAATATGCTTGATAATATAATCCTGGAGCTGATATTACATTGTATTGGTAACTATCAGTGTCTGCAAGTAATGCAATAGCGGTAGTATAATCACCAGCTATTAACCCTTGTACATTTGTAGCATCTATATCTTGGTAATATCTGTTAGTAGCTGTTGTAGCTTCATTACTTCCAGCTCCCTCACCAAATGCACCAAAAACACTACCTGATCCTACTGCAGGTAAACTACCAGTAAATTCTGTTTTTGCAGATCCATCATTATTAAAATAATTAGGTGTTTTGAAATTTACTTGTTTAACTCTTACATAAGCAGAAATATTAGGGTTAGAACCTGATTCTTGTAAATATGTAGTCCCATCAGAAGTTACTACTGTAGTAGTTAAATCACCTACTGCTTTTGCTATATAATTTCTAGAAAAAGGATCTAATGAAATATTATTATATGATTCTAGAACTACTTTATTATTTTGAGTATCATTTCCTCTTCTAATTAGAAGTGAAAATACACCAGAAGCACTATTAACACTAGCAATTTCCCATCTTACATTATCTACAGATCCACTTACTAGTGAACCATTTCCATCTGATGTTGTTCCATTATTCATTATTTCACCTGAAGAAATTGTTTCAAGAACGAATGGAGATTCATTTACTGCTCCATTTGTACCAAAACCATTTGATCCTGTAGGGATTAATGAACTAGTAGCAGATGTCCAAGTAGATGAAGCCGATACTACACGTGTAACTAGTAGTGATGCTCCACCATTTTGAAAGTATTGGTTTGCTGCAATTGATGTTAAGTTAGTAAATTGACCTGATCCACTTGAAAGAGCTCCTCCAAATCTTGCTTGGAATGAACTAAAACTACTAACTAAAGTAGGTCTTTCAACAGGACCTTTAACAGTAGGTCCAATAATAGCTGCTCCTCTTACTAAGGGTTGTGCTGTAATGAATGATTGGTCATTTTCTCTTGCTAATACGCCAGGAGATATTAATGTTTCTGCCATCTTATTATATTATTTTAATATTTGTTTTATTATAAATATTAAAAAATCTTTCAAAAAACTATTTTACTAAAGTAAATTCTCCAGTTTCTAAATCAATATTCCCGTCACCATATTTTTCTTGTAGTTCCTTAGCTGATTTATTAGATTTTTCTTGTAAATTAGCAAAATTTTCTAAAATTGCACTTCTTTGCCCTTCTAAAATTGCTTTTTGAATATCTACATTACCTAATTCAAAAGTAAATTGATTTTGTTGTTGTTGATAACCTTTAAGAGTTTTTAATTCTTCCTTCGATAACTTGATTTTTTCACTCATAATTTATTTTATTTGTTTATAAATATTAATTAATTTTTATTAGTTAAATGTTTTATTATACTTTCATATACTTGTTTTACTGTAATTGATTTTTGTGCTATATGTTGTTTTTCAGTACCCTGATATTCTGGGTCCCAATTCCAATCTCCAGCATCAAATACATAATGGGGGTTTGACCATACATTATTATTTACTGAGTGGTTTTCTATTTTAGTTAAATTATTAGTAAATTCATAACCATATGGAATAAAATTATTTATCATTATAGTATGTTTATTTAATGCCCAATTTACCCAAGATAAACCAGAACCTAATCCAATAAATACTTCTGCATGGTGCATATAATTCCAAGTAGTAGGCCAATCTAGTTCTTTTTTATTTATAATATCTTTACCTTCAAATCCTTCATAAGATAAATTAATTACTTTATATCCTTTTTTAGTTAATTTAGTAGCTAATTCTTTCCAATTATCATATGGCCATTCTTTTATTCCTGCTGTTGATCTAGGACCAATGCAAATGTACTTTTCTTTTATAGGTCTTTTACTAGGTTTAAAATCTAAACCATAGTTTAATTCCCTAAATGGGACATTAATAATATCAGTTATAGTCTTTATTAAAGGTATTGAATTAGCTTGAATTGGGTTTTTTAAACCATTATCCCATTTCCCATTAATTTTAAACCATCCTATTTTATAATGAACATAAGCATTATATGGGATATCTGGTTTTATAAATTTAATATTTTTATATGCTTCTAAGTTTTCAAACCATTCATTATGAAATGTACTAACACATACTTTACAACTATATATTTTTTGAAATTCTACAACTTGAGGTATCCAAGCAATTGTATCACCTATTGACTTAGAATCAAATGTAATTTTTACTTTTTTATCTTTAACATTAAATTTATGGGCTATTTTTCCATCTATTTCTATAATCCAAGGAATATAATATTCTAAATGAGCTTTAGTCCACATATTATTTTTAATAATATCTTTATGTACTACTTCATTATTAAAACCATTAATAAATTTTATAGAATAATTTTTTGGTTTATTTCCTATAATTTCTACTTTAGGACCATATTCAAAACTTATTTTTATTTTATTGTCTTTTTGTTTCATTTTCTAATAAAGATTTATAAAAATTAATATGTTTTAAAGCAAAATTTTTAATATTATTTTTGTTTTCTTTAACATTATATTTAATAGGTGTAAAAATAGTATTAATTAAAGAATTAGAATCATCTACTACATTTCCACTTAATGGAACAATATAAGGAGTATATTCATCCCCGTAATGATCTAAATTATAAGCCATTATTTTTTTATTATTCGATATAGCTTCTTTTAATACTATAGGGTTACATTCCCAGTCAGAAGTAAATAACATTAAATCAGAAAATTTAAAAAATTTATCTACATCATTTCTTTCACCCCATATATTAACATTAGGAGGTAATTTATCCTTTAATGGTCCCCAATATTCTTTAAAATTTGGTGCTTGATTTCCTATAAAATGAAAAATATAAGTAAAACCATATTTATCATATAAAAATTTAGCAATTTCTAAAGCATATTTTTGGTTTTTACCTGGAGTCCATAACCCTATATTAATAATATGGAATTCTCCTTTTAATTTATATCCCATTTCATTTAATAAATTATCTCTAGTTTCATTGTAAATAATAGAATCATCAATTGGAAAAGTAATTAATTCTTTTGGTGATTGTTTGTTTTTAAATGTATTATCTACATGATAAGGAGTAACACAGGCGTACCCATCGGGTTCAAATAATTTTTCGGTATCTGGTTGGAAATACATATTATGACATGTTTCAACTATACGCCATGGATGATTTTTACTATATAATTTTTTTAAAAGTTTTTTATCAAATGGATTAAATGAATCAAATCCTTCTGGTATTTCTTCTATATGAATTATATTAATTTTTTTTTCATATAAAAATTCTATTATATTTTCTTTTTCACCATGTATACCTTTTTCAGGTGTATATAAATCTCCAAAATTAAAATAGTTTTCCCCTACTAATTTAATTATTTTTTCTTTTTGGACTATAAAAGTATGGCTATAATTACACCATTCTAAAACAAATAAATTTATATTGGGGTAATTAGATAATGACTCTATTCTTTTTAATAAAAAAGCAGGCATACCACCAGTGCTAAGGTGAGGTGCTAAAAATAAAACATTAAGATTTTCTTTTACCATTTACCCCAAATTTTGAAAATTTATACCAAATTCTTTCGTGAAAAAAATAAAGAAGCATTTTAGTAAAAACTTCTATTCCTCCTATAGCTAAACCCGCTTCCCAAGAACCAGTTATAATTCCTGAAATTAGTATTGTATCTATTGTTCCTATTATCCTCCATGATATTGTTTTTGCAATGTGTCGTTTATAACTTACCACTTTTTCTTAATTTTTCTCTAATTTTTGTTGCTGATATTTTTTCTACTTTTTTTGGTGGGATGTGCTCTATTATATCATATCCTACTCCTCTACCATAATTAATAGATTCAATATCAGGGATAATAGAAACAATTACTCTTCCTTCTTCAATTAAATCTTTAAGTTCTTCTTTAATATTATCTTGAACCCTATCAGCACCCCAAGGTTCATCTGGGGAATCTGGTCTAGATCTAATAGCTACCCATACATTTTTTCCTTCATTTAATCTTTGGTCTATTAACCAACGATGCCCTTCATGCCATGGTTGATATCTACCAATAAACATACTATACTGTTTTAACATATTTTAATATTTTAGTTAATGATTCATTAGGAGTATCAACTGTAGTATCAATATTTAAAAATTCACAAATTGGTTTTTGAAAGTCTAAAACATGAAATTTTTCTCTACCCCTAAGGTTTATTAATTTATCATAATGTACATAAATTTCTTTAAGGGGCCAACCTAATTTTAATTTAAATTCTTCTCTTTGATCTAAATAGGGAGATACTAGAGATACAATTACATCTTTACCTTGATTATGTAAATAATGAGCTATTTTTTGAGCCGCATCTATGTTAGTTATTCTACCTTTTATAGAGTAGTCTTTATTAGTAAATAACTCTCTCATTTCATCCCCATCTATACGATAAGCATGGGGTAAGTAATTATCTTTTAATAAATTTGCTAATACTGTTTTACCAGATCCTGGTTGCCCTGTAAACCAATATATCATTTTTGGTTATTTATAGAAGTTATAATTTTATTTGTATCAAATACTTCACTTAAATCATTATAAGGAATAGTACTTATATCTTCAGATAAAGCAAAAGGACCATATATTGCTTGTAAAAGATTTGGTTCTTTTGTAAACTTTTCTGCTTTAATGTTGTTATGTACTTTATACCCAAATATTTCAGGTTTAGTACTAGACCAACATACTGTAGATTCTTTATTTAAGGAAGCTGCTAAATGTTGAACAAAACTATCAATTAATAGTCTTTTATCCGACATTTGTAAAAGTATAGCTATACTTCTATATCCATCTAAGGCTTGCATAGTATCAGGGTAAACCTTTTGATCCTCTCTTTTTATATGGATTATAGTATAATCATTTTTATAATGCTCTATTAATTCTAATACTGTAGTTTCTGGTATATCTCTTGTCCATGAATATTGGTAACCTAATCCTGCTGGACCACCATTAACTTGCATAGCTAATATAGGTTTATCCGTTTTATAATAAGGTGTGAAATAATCTATTTCAGGTTGAGATAAATAAATTTGAGGTTGTTCATTATTATATTTTAAACCATATATTTTACACCAAGTTTTAAATAAATGAATGGGTTTTTCAGTTATAAAATCTGTATCTCTATACGGGTCACTAACAAGTATCTTGCAATCTTTATCCTTAATATGTTTTAAATATAAACCATTTACTTGTGTAGGTAGATGAATTTCATCTATATTAGGATTATTTAAAAAAACATCGGGGTATGCTGTTACAATTATAAGAAAAGAATTTTTGTATCTTTTTTTAATAACTTTAATCATGGCTGTTGCCATAATACTTTTACCTAAACCACCATCTATTTGAAATATAATATTCATTTATAACTATTTTTACATTAAAACTAATATACGAAACTAATTTAGATACTCCTAACTATATTACCAAGGAGTACCATCTTTTTCTGTTATAGCTGCTGCACTTGCAATTGAATTTTGTATACTAAGTGTATTAGCATCCATAAATACTTGTTTTTCAACATTATCATTTAACCATTCTAAAACATTAGCTTCTGTTAAATCATCATAAGCAATAAATTCGGCATCAGCAGGATCACCAGAAATGTTAAAATATCCTATTTTTCTTGACCCATGTCCATTATCTTCTGATTCACAAGCATATGTTACTTCAGTAACTACTCCAGTTGATATTGTTCTTTTAAGATCGTAAATTTTCCAAGTATGTGTCATTTGTATTATATTTTGTTATAAATATTAATTTATTTATTTAAATTAATTTCTATTATTTAATTTTTCTTCTTTTGTTTTTTTAATTTCAACACCTTTCCAAGCTTCAACTGCTGCTTTATCTTTTCTAGTTCCAATAACTAACACATTAAATTTTCCAGGGTCTGATGTTGTAATTTTTACTTTAGTTGCACTAATATTTACTATACCAAATGCTCTACCTAAATTATTTACAGGATTAATCCATACTTGAGAATTTTCATTTAAATATCTATAATATTCTGGAAGAACTATCTCACCGTGAAGTGTATCATCAATATCAACTTCCCATCTATATACATTATCCCCAGCTGTTGGTGATTCAACAAAACTATGCTTTAAATGATGTGTTGCTGTTTTACATGGGTTTGGGTGATCAATTGTAAATGTACCAGAAGCTTTACTTAAAGATCCAAAAGCACAAATACAGCAAACCATTAATTGATCATCTGCAGTTGCAGTTTTACCATAAGTACCTAAAATAGCTGTTCTATTATAACTTGACCCTATAGTATTATTATACCCTGACATTAAATTATGATCAGCACAGGTTTTATTATTACATCCAAATACTGCAGAAAATCTTGAATTATTTGAAGAACTTCCAGCACCTAAACAGTTATTACATCCTGCTACAAAATTATTTTGACTATCACAACAAATTTTATTACCCGAACCACCTCCAATTGTATTAAGATAAACACAAGCATCACCCGCTCCTATTAAATTACCAAAACCACCTACAATAGCATTACATCCTTGTGTTGATTGATTTCCACATATTATATTACAACACCCTCCAAGAATGGAATTACCCCTTTGACATCTTATTTTATTTTGTGATCCTCCAGCGATAACATTATGCACTCCAGCACAGCACATTATATTATTAACCCCCCCTCCTATGAAACTATTACCAACACAACAAATTTTATTACCCTTTCCTCCTGATATAGTATTACCTCCTTGAGCTCCGAGACAAAATTGACCAACATCAGAACGCATAATCATAAAATTAAACGCACCACCTCCAATTACATTATTTCCAGTAGATTGGGAAGCATAACTGGGTCCTGTAGTGCATATAATATTGCATCTACCACCAACTATTGCATTGTGGTTTGATCTTTCAGCAACTAGTATTTTATTTGTCTGGCCCCCCACTATCATATTATTACAGGACAAAAGAGCCAAATCGTTAGAGGTATTAGAACCAGTAATACAATTAGTATTACCACTAAGAATTACACTTCCATGTAGACTACCTTGGATAGTATTTAAATATCCTACTCCAATAAAATTGTTTCCAGAACAGCAAATTCCACACCCTGCAGTTGTTATTGAATTTCGTTCTCCACCTAAAATTGTACTAAAACTTACAGATGAAGTATTTTTTGTTCCTCCTCCTATAAAAGAAAAATTACAGAAATTTTCATTATGAGATCCATTTAATATTGTTGAAAAACAGGCTTGACAACCTGATTTATTAATTTGGTTTTTACAACCAGTACCTACAAAAGCATATTGGGTACAATAAGCAGGTAAACTATTACCAGCGTACATGCAATTTTCTCTACCTCCTAATAAAATTGAGCAGTTAACATTACCATCAATATAATTTAAACAACCTCCAATTAATGATGTTACACAATTAAGACTATTAGTATTACTAGAACCTCCTCCTATAAATCCATGACAACCTTGATTATTGTTATTGGCACCACCAACTATAGCTGCATAATTATTTGCAGAAGAGTTATTTTGACCACCTACTACTATATTATATTGGCTTGCTACCTTATTACCACATCCTCCTCCTATAAAAGTACAATCTGTACTTGCATTTGATGCAGTATTTTTAAAACCACCTCCTATTGTAGAATGGCTAGCACCCATAATTATTGTATTAAGTTCTCCACCTAATATAGAAGCACATGAACCTAATTGGTCATTATCTGTTCCAAAGTTTATTCTTCCAGTTGCAGAAAGACAACCAGTTACTGATAGTAATGATCCATTAAAAGTAAGATTAGATTCACCATTAATTGTTGATGTTCCAGTAGCTGTTAATACTCTATTATCAACATTATTTGAAATTGTTGCTGAGCCATTTGTTCCACTTGAACCTGAACTACCATTTACTCCACTTGAACCTGAACTACCATTTACTCCACTTGTACCACTAGAACCACTTGTTCCGTTTACTCCTGATGAGCCACTTGTTCCATTTACTCCTGAAGAACCTGATGAGCCACTTGAGCCAGATGTTCCTGTATTACCACTTGTACCTGAAGTACCAGTTGTGCCCGAAGAACCGCTTGAACCGCTTGATCCAGAAGTTCCTGAAGAACCAGATGTTCCTGAAGAACCAGATGTTCCACTTGAACCTGAAGTACCTGACGAGCCATTAGAACCAGAAGAGCCTGAAGAGCCTGAAGAGCCCGAAACACCACTTGTACCTGAAGTACCAGTTGTGCCTGAAGAGCCGCTTGAACCGCTTGAGCCGCTTGAACCGCTTGAACCAGAAGTTCCATCTGTTCCTGATGATCCGCTTGAACCATTTGTACCTGATGAACCATTTGTACCTGAAGAGCCGGATGAACCGTTTGTTCCTGATGAACCATTAGTACCTGAAGATCCGCTTGAGCCATTTGTTCCAGATGAACCATTAGTACCAGATGAACCTGAACTACCATTTGTACCTGAAGACCCGTTTGTTCCGGATGAGCCATTAGTACCTGAAGAGCCGCTTGAGCCACTTGAGCCTGAAGAACCATTTGTTCCTGATGAGCCATTTGTACCAGATGAACCATTAGTACCTGAAGAGCCGCTTGAACCGTTAGTACCTGAAGATCCGCTTGAGCCACTTGAGCCTGAAGAGCCATCTGTTCCTGAAGAACCAGAAGAGCCACTTGAACCATTTGTTCCTGAAGATCCTGATGAACCATTAGACCCACTTGATCCTGATGAACCACTTGTTCCTGAAGAACCATTATCCCCTCTATCACCTACTAAAGCGAAAGAAACAATTATTGCTTCATTAGCACTAAAAGGTGAAGCTGCTGATGATGCTTGTTCATTTATATTTATTGTCCAATATGTACCTATGTCTGTTAAGTTTGATATTGAAAATAATATAAAATTTTCTGGGGAGAATTTATCTGCCATTCTCATATGACCTTTTACGGCTGATGTTGAGGCATCTATAGATTCTAAAAACTCTTGTATATTATCACCATCTTCTGTTGTTTGACTTATAGCCGATATAGTTGCTGCATTTTGTGTAGAGCTATTTAATCTTATATCTCCAGCACCTGGGTCTGCCCCAACATTGGTATTAGTTTCAAAAGTATAATTAAAAGTAGCACCACCAAAGTTACCATCTTGTCCCGAAGAACCAGATGAACCACTAGATCCACTTGATCCTGAAGAGCCGTTACTACCTGAACTACCTGAAGATCCTGAAGAACCGTTTGTACCACTTGAACCACTAGATCCAGAAGTACCAGTTGTACCTGAAGAGCCACTTGTACCACTTGAGCCGTTTGTACCTGAAGAACCATTTGTTCCTGAAGAGCCACTTGAGCCATCTGTACCTGAAGAACCACTTGAACCATTTGTTCCTGAAGAACCGTTTGTTCCTGATGTACCATCTGTTCCTGAAGAACCATCTGTTCCTGAAGAACCGTTTGTTCCTGAAGAGCCATTTGTACCTGAAGAGCCATTTGTACCTGAAGTTCCATCTGTTCCTGATGAACCTGAACTACCATTAGTTCCTGATGTTCCATCTGTACCTGAAGAACCATTTGTACCTGAAGAGCCACTTGAACCTGATGATCCAGAAGTTCCTGTTGTACCTGAAGTACCAGTTGTACCAGAAGAACCAGATGAACCACTTGATCCCGATGTACCAGAAATTCCACTTGAACCACTTGATCCTGAAGAGCCACTTGAACCATCTGTACCTGAAGAGCCATTTGTACCTGAAGTTCCATCTGTTCCTGATGATCCGCTTGAACCATTTGTTCCTGATGAACCATTAGTACCAGATGAACCATTAGTACCTGAGGTACCAGTTGTTCCTGATGAGCCACTTGAACCATTTGTTCCACTTGATCCCGAGGACCCAGAAGTCCCTGTTGTACCAGATGTGCCTGAAGAACCAGATGAACCACTTGTTCCACTTGATCCCGAAGAACCATCTGTACCACTTGTTCCATTTATTCCTGATGAACCACTTGAACCATTAGTACCTGAAGTACCATCTGTACCAGTTGTACCTGAAGAGCCACTTGAACCTGATGAACCATTAGTACCTGATGAACCATTAGTACCTGATGAACCATTTACACCTGAAGACCCTGATGAGCCTGATGAGCCTGATGAGCCACTAGAAGCTGCATTTTCTCTAGTACCTACTACACCACTACTATTAATTACAAGGGTTGTGTTTTCAGATCCTTGGGTTGAAAGACCTGATAGTTTTAATTCATTTAGATCAGCATTAGATCCACTGATGATTACTTTTTTCCAATTTGGCATATCTATCTTATTAGGTTGGCTACTGATTATTCAGTCCACTTCCCTTGCGGGCCTTAATATTTGTTATAAATATGAATTTAGTTTTTCCTATTAAATAGGAGGGGGAGGAATGGATGCTTCTTTTTCTTTTAATTGCTCTTCAATACCTTCTATTTTTGCTGTAAGTTTTACTTGGAGTGTACCTATAAAGATAGCATCAATACCCGTAATTGGAATAAAATCTGTTGATTTTCTAAGAGCACGTAATTCTCTTAGTGAAAGATTTGTTAAATTATAAGACATAACTTATTATTTTTTTACTTCATTATATTTTGTTTGTAATTTTAAAGTAATATTATAACATAATTCTACATATTCTCCTTTAAATAAACCATTTTTAATAGTTACTAATAAAAACTCTAATTCTTTTTCTGTTAAATCTAGAGAGGTAATAGAAGGAGTATTGTCTTTAGACTTTACT